AAACGCCTCTAGCTATTTCTAACTAGAAGCGTCTCAATCAACAATCGCCTGTACATCAAAAGACATACACGATTTTTTGGAGTTAATTGCATTTCTGCAACCCACTACCTCAACGCTATACTTCTTTTTGAGCCTTTTTACAAGTTCACGTAAAGATATGTATTGCTCTATTGTGAAGTTAACGTCAAGACCTGTACCATCTTCCAATAAACCTCCTACGAGACCTATTGCGATAGAATTTTTGTTAGTAATTAAAGGTTGGTTTATAGGGAGTATTGCACCAGACATTTCTTCTTTACGTCCAGTTTCTACAGTCCCATCTCTTTTAATTATAAAGTGAAACGCATTATAGAAATAACCTTCTTTCGCATGTTTTAAAGTTATATCCTTTGCGTTTAAATCTTCACTTGGTTTTGTTTTAGTTGAGTGAACAACTATAAAATCTGTTCTTTCTCTATTATTATTCATTTAACCACTCCAACGGTATGTGTTTATCTGCAAACTTAAATCCGTATTTTTCAGACCACATTGCATAAGTTGTTTCTGATTTTTTTGAGATACGACTTCTTGAATTACTGAAAACAAACCTGATGTCTAATTCAGGGTGTTGTTCTTTTACTAATCGCATTTTTTGTCTATCAGCAGAAGTAAACAAACCTTTAGTTTCGATATAAATGTTTTGTTCTTGTAGGTAAAAGTCTGGCGTATACGTATGAGCTTTCGTAGGTTTGACATAAGTCAATTTAACCTTCTCATAGGTATACGTTACCTTATTAGCGTCTAACTCTTGTGAGATAGCTATTTCTAAACCAGACCTGAAACCATGTTTCAAACCAATTTGATTAGAAGTCTGTCGAGGACGGTGATACTTCATTTTCAAATGCGTTTTCTGCTTGTGGTGCAACATAGCCATCTTTGATTTCTTCAAAGCCATGAGTTTGTGAACCTGCACCTTTGCCACCTTCGACTAGCTTGGCTACTTGCACAGCTTTTAATCTCAAGCTGACACCTGCACCTGCCATAGCGGTGTAATAAGGTATCATATCAGCAGAAACTTTCATTTCACTGCCAGACCAAATCTGGTCTTTCATAGGTGTACCTTTGCTATCGAAGACTGGAATTTTAATATCTATAGTCTCACCACTTTTCATATTAATTTTAGCTTTCGCTTTAAATTTAAAAATGATGTTTCCAGTTGGCTTACCTTCTAAATATTCTTCTTCGAAGGGTAAGTTAGCTGTTTTAGGTTCTTTACCTTTAGATTGCTGTTTAGCCATTTCTAAAGATACTTTCATTTCGTCTTTAATAGACTTAATGATTGACTGTGCCTCAGACCCTTTGACAATTAGGTTAGTCTTAAAGTGACCACCATTCTCTTTATCAAATTTAGTATCTGGGGTATTGAGCCAACAATATTGACTAATGCCTATTGGCGTTACCAATTTGTTATATACTTTTTTGTTCATATTATCCTTGTTTGTTGTTGTTTCTTTGATTTACTCCAAAGAGACTGTTGATTGTCTAATAGGGCAGGTTTACTATTCCTACCCTGCTTAGTTTCCGATAGTGCATACATTTAGGCAAAGAAATATTTACATTCGTGTAATAAATCTAAATTTAGCTCACCATCTTTAGGTCTTTCAGGTAGTTCAGCTATAGCCTCATCTGATAACGTCTCTGATACTTTTGCCTTAAATTCAGAAAGTAAATCTTTAGAGAAAATACTTACAAAGGCTTCTCTAATACTTTCATTAAGTTTGTCTATATCACAGGCATGGGTTGCAAAACTATCATGCACATTACAAAAGTTTTCTATTCCTTTTTCTCTTGCAATGTTAACCGTCCTAATCATACAGGCACTATCTAACGAGTGAACGTAGTTAGCAGGACAACTATTACGTTGTTTCATTTTGTCGGTCTCTGGTTTAGCTTCTCTTATTGTGGATTGGATTACCTGTCCCATCAAATGTGTCTCTACCCTTCTACTTTTCATTTCTGGGTAATATTGATAAACAGGAAAACCTACTGGAGTTACCCAGTGTATAGGCACACCTTCCTTTGCGACAACTTTTGCTATGTCCTGCAAATATCTCATTCCTTCTTTTGCAGATTTTAAGTTCTCACCTATTGATTGCCAAATTAATTTTGACAAATATGTTGATGGTTTAAACAAATCATCAAATGGGTGCATTTCTCCTTTGTCTTTTCTTTTAGTTAAGTCTTCAACTACAAAGTCAGTACATGCGTATCTTGTGCTTCCATAAGTAAGTGTCATAACAGGTCTTTTACAAGTAGACCTTTTAACACCGTAGTCTAACCACTTAGTAGCTAACTCTTCTCCTTCAGCAGATTTTTGTTCTGCATTTTTAACTACTTCATTTTTCACAAGTCCATAGATGTCTTGTGGCACATCATTAGGTACACAGTTTACTAATGACCCTGCAACTTTATCTTTTAATAACAAACTGTAAATTTGCAAACCATTGCAAGAACCATCTACGTTAACTGGGATATGAGAAATAAATCCATCACCTTCTTTTGTGTATCTATTCCATTCATCACAAAATGCTAAAAACTGAAAAGCATTGTCTGCGTCTTCCCACTGCCTATTACCAATAGGGTCTTCAGCACATGCCTTAATCCAATCTACATTGTCATAAGTCCATTTTTCTCTATCTTCAAATGATACTTTGTCGTTACCCCACATGTTTGCTCCATGCACAGATAGCCAAAATACACCTCTGTTCTCTTTTGTGATTGCTTTACCTTGACTAAAATTTAACAGAGCTTTCGCACCGTTAATAGATTGATAGTTAAGAAAAGCAGGAACACAATATGCACGTCCTCTAAAGTCTAACTGTATTGGAAAATACATAGTTACATATTCTTTAAACTGCTCTGCCAAATTTATAATTTTAGCATAAAGCATTCTTTTAGATGACATACGGTTATTCTCTGTGTGTACAATTACACAGGCTTTTTTATACTCAAATAGAGCTTCTTTGTTGGTATCTATATCGTGAGGTTTTTGAGGTATGTCTAGGTTTTCAATGGGTGGCATTCCTCCTATTGAAAGAGACTTATCCCAAGCATTCTGCATAACTCCAAGTATAAAAGTATTAATCCTATAAGCCGTACTTTGCATTAGATTAACTGCACTTGTAACTTCAGGCATGTCATGGTTTTCTAGCTCATTGGTAAATTTCTTACCACGTTGCTTAACAAGGTCTAATTCTGGCATTTCTGATGTCCAGTACCCATGCCCTTGTACTTGTCCGTCTACGACTGATTTTGGAGCAAGAACCATAGGTAAATACTCTGGGTTTAATAACTCATTAAAGCTATTTCTGTCTTGTATCCATTTTTTAGTAAAAGCAGTTTGCCTTATAACTTTAAAGGTTTTGTGCTTATGTTGGTCAGTACCAATTTCTATAAGTCCTACACTTTCTACCATTAAAGTAATTAATTGCATTCCTGTGTGTAGTCTTTCGGTAGTTGACCATTCTTCCCAACTCACAACTTCATCTTTCTTGGCAACTTCTCTGTATTTTCTTCTTTTGTAGGCATAGTTAAAAGACCTTTTGTCTAAATCTTTTTTAACTACTGCATATAACTCTGGGTTTAAGTTCTTAAAATTTTTAAGACTAATCTCAGTTTCAATTCTACCACCTAACTTAATTGCAGTTGCAGTTAAATTTTTAGTAGTCGTTATAGTATTCATAATATGCTTCAAGGCTATCAAAGCAGTTACTTTTGGGTCTTCTATTTGGGAGATTTTTTGGAGGGCTATGGGTGTTTTAGAATGAACATTAGATGACGCTTGTGCTACCCATTCATTTATTGCTTCTGCGTATGGTCTGATAAGATTTGCTACTAAGACTTTTCCGTAGGACGTAACACTTTCGTCTTCTCTTTCTATGTGAGATAAACGTCTTTTATTAGTCCTATGTTTTCCTCTTTCATTACCTATTTTTTCTAATTCTTTTTGATTTAGAAAGTCTGGCATTATTTCAAGTATTCTCATGTATTCTCCTGTTGATTGATTATGCAACTGCGGAATGACCTACAATTTAGGTTCTATCCTTTGCTATTTATTATTCGAAGTGATAGAGAATAGTTGTTTGTTTACTTAACTAATTAAAGATTTACATATCCACCGAGTGCAAAGACACGAGGATTGCAAATCCTATTGTATCTATGCACACATAATTAGTATGCTTTTATTAGTTAAATCTATACTCATTAATCAACTATCCTCTAATCACCATCATTCCTTAACTAGCTTTGTTAAAAGTGTTAAGAACATTTACTGCGTCTCGTAGATTATTAGGTATTAAATGTGAATACCTACTAATCATTTTCCACGACTTATGACCTAACATTTGACCAATAAAGTGAAGTTCTACTTTACCTGATTGAGCCATACGTGTTGCACAAGTGTGTCTTAAACAATGAATGACAAACTCTTTGTCGTCTTGAAGGTTCATTGCTTTTCTTAGTCTTCTCCAAGTATTCTCACACGTCCAATATCTTAAATGTGAAAACACTAGGTCGTTTCTACCTACCGCTTTTTTAAGTAACTTCTCAACGATTAGTTTGGCACGTTCTGTTAAAGGTACACCTCTGGGCATATTGTTTTTAGTTACCTCTTTAGGTAAATTAACAACATAATGACCATCTACATTGTGTATCATTAGCTTCTTAATAGATAACGCTTCGCCTAACCTCATGCCAGTGTCCATAAGAAAAAGATAGAACTCTAAATAATCAACCATATTCCACTCGGTCAATAATTTAATCATTTCTTTTTCTTCTATTGGCTCAAGGTATCTTTCTCGTCCATTGTTACTTTCGTCCTGCCATTGTATGTGAGGCATTCTATCTAAATGATAAATAGATTGTCTCTGATTGGCATAACGTAACATCTTAGAGATTGAGGACATATAACGATTAATAGTTGCAGGAGCAAAACCTCTGTCCTCCAACGTGTCCACAAGATTTTCTATGTGGCTATCGTTAATTTCAGTTACAAGCATTCCCTTACCAAGCATATCAATTATTTTCTCGGCTCGTTTAGATTGCAACTTTTCCCAACCTTTAAGTGTTAATTTGCGGTGTATCTCCGTTAACAACTTGACATTTTTTGTCTGTTGCATTTATACCTCCGCTTTTCATTGTTATTTGACCCATTCAAGAAGAGTATTGTGTACCCTTCTTCCCTTTGCTGTAAGACGCACAAGTTTTCTACGTCTTTCCATTGGGTCTTCAAAGTTCTCTAATAGACCTATCCCAACTTTTCGGTGTCTGTTGATAGTTGCTAACTTATAGCAATTTCTTGAAACACTTGATTGAGCTATGTCTAAAGCCTCTGATATGGCTTGTTGAGCCACACCGTCCTTACCGCCTTTATCGGCTACATAGAAAAAAACAGATATAGCTTGAGCCTCTAATTGAGGGTCAAACTTTCTCATTTCTTCTATAATTTTTAAAAGGTTGTTACTCATTGTTCTTTCTTCTTTCATGTCTGTTGTCTCTTGTTTTTACAAAGTGAAGTCAACCACACTTTGTTAAAGTTATGACAAATACAATCTATATTTTCCAAAATCAATTATAGTTTCGTATCCATCTTTACTCACTTTTAGATTACTCCAAATACTATATTTTTCAATATAGACTTTAAAAAGAATAAAATTGATATTCATGTTTATCCTTTTGTTAGATGTTATTAGGTGCATTTTGTAAATTGTCAGTCCAATCAATGTTTCCACAAGACATTGAACCAACTTTTGTTAATGGTGCTTTCCAAAAACACAGCTTATTAGTTTTTATAATAGGCATATTTCTCCTTCCTTTTTGCTTATGCTATCCTTTGGCACATAGTATGTGCAAGAGGAAAATATCTGTTATTAACATGCAAAATACACCGTCTAGTCTTTAGACGGCATTTCGGCTATTAAAGCCTCGTCAGTTTTGCTTTTTTAAAGTTCCATCAAACCTCCATTGTTGATTTTTGAATTTCATTTGTAAGTGCAATAATAGGAGGTGTCTCTGCGTTGAGGATATTGTCTATCAACTGTACCGCCTTATATGCCACTTGATGTGATGTCAGTTCGTCATACTGTTTTAGAGTTCTTGTTTTTAGCAGGAACGCTATTATCTTGTATTTTAGTTTCCAATTCACCGTCTAGTCCTTGTTATATTTGTTTAGTTTTTTGTATAACTTACTTAATTTTGCAACATCAAGAGGGTCAAATTGGTCTCTATGTAAATCTATGTGCAAATGTGGGTATCGGTTTTCTATGTCGTTTATTTGTTTTTGTATTTTGTCCATAGTGTTTCCTTTTGTAGGTTTCTTTTTCTTGCCAAAGATGGCGTTCCAATTCTCTTTGTATTTCTCTGAGGGAATGTGAACGCCGTCTCGTATTTTGTAAGATTTAAAGCCTGACATTAAAACTCTGCGTTGATTTCAAAACTAACAACAATTTTATTTTGTGGGTTTCGTTCAACTGCGTGTCTTGCTTCAGTGGCTATGTCCATTAAATTGGTGTAGCTATCTTGAAAGACAACTTTAGGTTTTTCAATGGGTGTTTTATGGTCAACAAATTTACCTTTTTTCCATTTGCCGTTCTCGACCTCTATTTCAGTTATTTTTAGATTTTCCATGCTCATATACATAATTTAACTCCGTTTTAGATTGTTGATTGTTGATTAAATAAAAACGCCGTCTAGTCCTTAGCAAAGAATTAAACGGCGTAATTGTATTATTTATTAACTAACTTTTTTAATAGGAAAGTTAATTATATTTGATGTTGGACGCAATGAGGCTCGGACTTTTTGCACTGTCCTTGTCGCCATGTAACACTCCGCCAACTCTTCGAGGCTAAAAAGTGAAAGTTGTTTCACTAATTAATCCAACCTTCAGCAATAGCATTATGAAACATTTTAAGTTTCTGCTCTTGTGGTGCGTTTTGGTAGTCCTCAAAGTGTTTCTTTTTTTCCTGCTCGTCTCGATACTTGGAGGCACTCTCTGCCCTTTGTATCTTTTGAACACATCTTGCAATTTGCATGTGTGGTACTCCTATCGTTGGTTGATTGTTGATTTGACTTATATAAAAAGTCTCTAAGCCTACCGCTTGGATAGGCTTAAAGTCTGTTTATTAATTATTTCGGTAAATGTAAAAATCAACTTTGTTAATAGTTGCGTACTCCTCGCCGCCATCATATCTATTAAGTGAATGCCCTCTGCCGTCCATTTTGGCGTCACGCTTCCACTTGTCCCTGTCAAAGTATTGTTTAACTTCGTCAGTCATCTCCATGCAGTCATCAATATAACTGTCTAAATCCTCGTCCCACTCTCGGTCTGCCTCTGCGTCTGTAAACACTTTGTACTCTTGGTTTCCGTCTTTTGTAGTCTCGTATGCTCTGACATTGTGCCAAACGTCAAAATAAGTACCACCGCAGATAACTGGTAAATCTGCAAAATCAGTATCTAGCCCACAGTCAAAATCTCCGCTATCTCTTAACGTGACCGCCAACGCTTTCATCTTATCCTCTGGCTCATGGTCTCCAACTGTTAAAAACCTAAAACCGTTTATTGCGTGTTTACAAAGTTTGTCAGACGTTCTGCTAAACTCATCTTTTTTTAGTGTGTTTGTTTGCATTGTGTTAACTCCGTTGTTGATTGTTGATTGTTTCGGACTGGTGCTTTTGTGTCCTCGTCAGTGACGTATTAAACGCCATACAAAAAAAATAAAAAATTAAATTGCTAGGCTGTGAGTGTTAACGCTAACTCTAATCGTAATCTAGCAGACTGGACTAATTAAGGCTTTTAACCCCCACACACCTTAGAGACTTACTTGCCCAGATTAACCAACTCGCAATGGTTGTGCCTGTGTGTGGCAGATGATTTTTGTATGTAGATAAAAACCAGTAAAAATAAATATTAAATATGTGTTTAAACTATGCATTTATGGATTGCAACCCCTAAAATGAAAAAAAGTGAAAATAATTCAAAATACTTTAAAAGCCTTATTTAGCGTGGTTTCTAGGACTTTATAGGATTATAAGTTATTTAATAGGATTTTATGGGAGGAATTAACGCTATAAGTGCATACTTTAATATTTATCATTTAAAGTGATACCAATCGGAAAGTGAAAATTAAAACTTTTGCTACTCTTCACCTTCTTTGTCTTTGCTTTGCTCTTTCTCTTTGTCTCTTTGCCTTTGAGTGTCTTTTGGTATCTTCTCTGGGCTTCTCTTTGTGCTTGTGTCTTCATTGTCATTTTCTGGTTGTTTGTATTTGCTTGGGTGTTTAAATGTAAATGTCATTATTACCTTTATTAAGTTAGTGTCTAATAGAGAGGGTTTACTCTTTGAGGGTTATTACTATTAAGGATATGTATACAGAGGAGATACCTTTAGTAGTCTTTAGGTTAACCTAAAGAGATACTTTAGGTAGATACTTAGGGTATGTCTTTTTTCTCATACCTATCTAATAGAGCAGGTTTACTCTTCATTAACCTTGTGACCTCTGCCCTGCGTTACCTTCTTAATGCCTCTGTGCGTGGCTCTGTGTGGCTCTGTGGGTGTGTTCCTGTGGTGCATTAGATGAGATTGAGGATTGCAGGGCGTGAGCCTGTGCGTGGTACTTAAAGAGTATCAAGG